CTGTCCGGTGTTCATTGTGGCCGCTACTCCTGCTCCGGTGAATGCAAAAGTCGCACCAGATACACCATAGGTTGCAGCCACATTTCTGTGGGTAACGTCGTCAGTGGTTTCCACATCCTGATTCATGGCGTAGAGTTCATTATCGCCCTGTCCGGTGTTCATTGTGGCCGCTGCTCCTGCTCCGGTGAATGCAAAAGTCGCACCAGATACACCGTAGGTTGCTGTAACATCAGAGCCCGCTAATGTTCCCTCGACCGTGACGGACTCATTTACCACGATTGAGTTAAACGGTTTCGGGAAAACGAGACGGTGTTTTGTTACGGGCACACTCGTCCATTTCATTGTACGCGTCACTGTCGGGGTGTCGGCGATTACGATGTTAAGCGATGGTTCCTGCGTGTAAAAGACCAAAGAGCCATTCGTTGTCACATACACAGGGTTAGTTTTGGCAGTGTTCCCCCTGGGGTCGGCTTTCAGTGTCACCGAGCTATCCGATGTGTTGTAAATGTAGGCATTCACTCCGCTTGTGATTGGATCGTTGTTCTCGTCGACTATCACAAAATTGTAATTGATGTAGTTCGCGGCGCTTGCCCATGCTGCGAAAAACATGATCAGAATGATCAGAAAAAAGTTCAAAAGCTTTTTCATTTTTTAATCCTCCGGGGATTTCCCATTCAAAACAAAACAGGGGGAGGGGAAGCAGTACCCCTCCCTTATCCTGTTATTGTTTTTTAGTCTTCTACGACAGCTGTGTCAACTGTTATGAGACCAAAATCCTCGCCGTTAAACTTGGTTTTGGCAACGGCGAGAATGACATCAGTCGCTACGCCGGGAACTCTTTTGTAATCAAAGTTCTCTTCATACCAGCCCGGATACTGCCCGTAAGCATGGACGCCTGCCTGTGCGCCGCAGAACAATGCTCTTGCAACAGTCACGCCGTTGGCGCAGGGGTCGCCTTCTTCGAAGTATGTTCCGGCGGCAGTACCAACACCGTCCCCGGTGCGGTTCTCAAGCTGGTCATACTCGTGGATTACGACTCCATCCCATATGCTGTCGGCTCCCGAGAAGATAACATTCTCTTTCCCTCGTACACCGGCTTCTCTCTGCGCCTGCTGATATGCATCCTCATTTTTCAGCGCTTTGTTCTGCAGAGGGTCAATGAAGCAGACGAAGTAAGCTTTGCCGTTCACCATAATGGGGCGAATTTTCGGATAAGCTTTCTTTGCTTTTCTTTTCAGCATGGATATGAGCGCCGATCCGAAAAGGTGATTCGTGGTGCTGTTACACAGTGCGTCACTGGCCACAGAGGTTATGACCCCCCCTGTGGTCTGCCCGCCGTAGAACCTGCGGTTTGTTGACGGCGCTGATTTCGCGACCGTTCCCGCGGGGTTCGCGAGCCCGGATAAAGCGTAAACGGTATCTTTGTCGATTACCTTTTCCGCCATCCAGTCGGCGAGAGCGTCCTTTGCTTCGCTTTTTATGTCAAACGCAGTTCTGCGCATTGACATCTTGCCTGCGGCTTTTACGCCATGACCTCTGAGGTCAAGCGTCGCCAGAAAATCATGGAAAACAAGGGCTTCCTCGTTGCCTTCTATCGCCCCGTCGCCAGTCACACCTGCTCCAGTCAGGTTCATTCTCAGGGCAAAGGCTATTTTATCACCTTTGTCCTTTGTCAAATCGGTTTTTGTCTGGATAAGACTCCTGTCGTCCTTCCCTACAAATTTCCCGAAAAAAATGTCTTGTAAGGCCTGTTTATAAAGCCATGCGGACCATTTCTGAATGGTTAGCGCATTGTCTGATGCAAAACTCGTTCCTGGCATAGTAAGTACCTCCTCTTAGGTATCTTTAATGGGGGGTTTCCTCTTCTCTCAATTCGCGCTCCAATTCTGCTGGTGATTTTTTTAACATGTCTTCATAATCACTTTTTTCTGAAAAGGCCGCGATTGAGGTTTTCGGAATTCCCGCCGCGCCCCCGGTTTTAATTTTACTGAGGACTTCCTTCGTTTTATTTTCGTCAAGTTTCTTTGCGAAACTTTCTTCAAGGAGGCCAATACGGTATGCTTCTGCTGCGGGGTTATCAGATGCGACAACGACTTGATGATATGCCGGATTTTTTTTCAGCATTTTGACGTAACCGTCTTTAATTACGGTATCGTAATCCATCCCTTCCCCCACTTTCTCTGCTGAGAACATTTTCCTTGCTTCTTCTTCCGAAGCGAATAGGCGTTTGTCATGTGCCTGTTTTTTCTCCTGTTCTGACGCTTTCTGTCCCTGCGACAGGGCTTTGTCAAGTAGCTTTTTAGCTTCCGCGCGGGTGAGAAGGGCGTCAGGGTTCTCATTTTCTTCTTCCTTCTCCGGCTTAGTATCCTGGTTAGCCAGTTCTTCTGTCAGCACACGATTTTCCTCCTGAAGTTGGGCAACACGGTCTTCTGCCGTCTGCCTCGTTTGTCGCTCATGCTGCATGTCTTTGATGACTCCCTTGAATTGCGGATGCTCATCAAACCTGTAGCCTGTTTCCTCAAGCGACTTGAGGATGTCCTGCTGCTTTTCAAGCAGTTCTTTTTCTTCTGGCATTTCCTACTCCTTCCTCACATTACGGCGTGAGTGTCCGTTTCTCTCCTGCTTCATCTTACCTCTGTCCCCTTCCGGCTCCGCTTTGCGGTTTTGCTGCCGGGTTGCGAGGTTGTGCGGGACCGGCCTGCCCCGGGGGGGGCTGGCCTTGTGCGGCAGCCTGCGTTTCCTGCTGCTGCTGCACTTTCAACCGCTCCAGTATCTCCTCCCTGTTTGGAAGGTCACTGTTCTCAATTATTATATCCATCGGTATGGGTACGCCATTTCTGGCGGCCTCAATCAATAGCTGGAATCTGGCGAATCTGTCTGTCGGCGACAGCGCTGACTGTACTATTTTTACGCCGTATTTGCCGAGTTTCCACGAATTTCTGATTGTCTCTATTTCTGCCGTTATGTCCATTTTTTCTTCTGCCGCTATTTCCTGAATTTCCTCATTTGAAATAACATTTGTTTTTCTTACGAATTCGAGCAAAGTTTCGCCGAATATCTGATTTGTGTAATCAAAGTTATCAAATATAATTTCATTTCCTATGAGCCCCTGCCTTTTACGCTCTCTCATTGCCACTCCGGATTCTGACGCTGTTTTATCCAGCCCCAGGAGATCTGCATTAACACTTGATATTATTTTTATATTGTCGGCCGCTATCTTCGACAGCAGGAGGTGGCCCTGTGATATTGGAACAGGTTTTAGCCTCTCCGGCTTTTTGCCCTGTACATAATGAATTGATACTCCCGGCTTGGATCCAAAAGCTTCGACTTCTTCTTTGTCTTCTCCCTCCCATCCCGCGGGCCCCAGCCAGCCGGTGTTGGCGCTTTGATTGAGATGATGAATTGCCTGAGAGGCTCTCTTGTTTACTTCCCGTTGCGGGTCTTTTATATTATCTACCACCCCCATAACATGTCCGTCGAGCCAATACGGGGCAAACCGGAAGAAGGGGAATGTCATTACTCCGTTGAAAGGATCTTCTATGTGTTCGAGAATTGTATTTCCCACCGCTATGGTCTGATAAAGAACGGGCACGATTCTTTCAATTATTTTCACATCTCCACTTTTGCCTATAATCTTTTTCATCAATACGTTATCCGTACCCGGCGAAATCATAGCCAGGCTCAATGTTTTGGTGTTTACGGTGAATTTCCTGCGCTGATACTGTCTCCAAAAAGTCTCTCTCACTCTGTATTTGTATTTCTTTAGTTCCGGGGTCGGGTATGGGGCGATATCGCTTTCATTGTCGCCGTATGATATAACTCGGGATGTGTCTACTGATTTTTCTAACTCGTCAAATATATCTGTTAACGCGTCTTTTTTATGGGGATAAGCCATGTGAAGCGTGTCTTTATCCCACCAGAAGGCCCTGATGATGTATGTTCCGGTTTTGTTGAGGTCATATGTCGTGGCTTTGGGATCCTCATATATGTCGAATGGGGATATTCTCTCCATATTGATGTCGCCATCTATGGGATCGTCCTCATAACTAACACCCAATTGAAGCCAGCCTTTGCCTGTTATAATCCCGTCAAGAAAGACCGCACTTTTTTCATAGGGCAGGTTCGAGTTGTCAGAAATATGTCCGAATATGGCTGTTAATATTTCCGCTATTTTTCGCGTACCTCCTTTTTTGGGATAGACATTTGACATTCTACGGTTCTGTCTTTCGAATCCGCTTAATGTGTTAATCACGGGGAGGATGTTGTTTATTGACAGACAGGGCTTTTCTTCTGATTTAAGTTTTTCACGATCCGCTGAAGCCCACTGATCGCCGACGTAGAATCTTTGATTCTCTGCTGCTCGGTCTCGCCATTTGCGATGTTCCGATTGTGTTTCTTTCCAGAAACTGTTCAGCTTTTCGGCTATTGTTGTTTCATTCATTTTATTTCGCTAAATCCTTATTTTTTCTGTTCCTCGTCAGATGCTTTGTCGGCCGGAGACGCTTCGGGTGCTTTGTCGGCCGGCGCTTCAGTCGCTTTGTCGGCCGGAGACGCTTCGGGTGCTTTGTCGGCCGGCGCTTCAGGTGCCTTGTCTGCCGGAGGCACTTCGGATGTTTTGTCGGCCGGCGCTTCAGATGCCTTGTCGGCCAGCGCTACATTGGTCTCTACTTTTGTGCCTTCGGGGGCAGCCTCTTTTGCTTGGTCGGCTAAAATCCTTGCTTGCTCGTCTTCAATAAAATCCTGTACTTCTTTCCCGCCTTTTGCTATTAACTGGTTTGCTATCGACGGTGTCAACTCTGCTACTCTCCATACTCCGGTTGTTATCCCCTTACAAACTTCAAGAATTTTCTCTCCTTCAATTTTATACCTCACATCTTTTCTCATGATCATTCCTCCTATGCTGCCCATGCGGAACCTGCCCGCACCCCATGCCATTTTTTTCTGAACTGCTCAATAGCTGTGTTCTTGTTTAGCTGTGAAAGTTGTTTTGCGTCGTAGAGACGATATGCGTCAAGGCCCACCAAATATGCATCAGCCCTGTTCGGTGAACTCCCTATTCTTTTCTTCATCTCGTCTTTGCTCTCAATTTTCATTTTGCCTTTCTTGATGTCGTACTTTGCTGCCGAAAGTTGCTGTTGCGTGAAATCGTCTTTGAATGTTAAGGTTATTTCGCCGTTTATGAACATTTCCGCGGCCTTCCACCATATTTCATCTCTGCGGAGAGGAAATCGGTCACTCTCAAATGCTGTTTCAGAGAAGTTCACTTCGTGGACTATGTATTTATTGTTCGCCATGTGGCGAATGAAGTCGGCAATGGGTGCGCCGAGCCCTGTACTGTCAATCGCGAGGACATGCGCTCCTTTATCGATGGCAAACATGTGACATCTGGCGGCCGCCGCGTATGAATCTCTTGCATCCGGTAAGATATGCTGTTCCTTGATATCTGTGTTTTCGAGATAATCCATAACGAATTCGTCTCCGCCGTGCGAGGGGTCGATGGCGACTATTTTTTTTATAAAAGTCTCGGTGCGAAACGTGTGCGCTGCCTGTTCTATAAAGTTCAATGGTATGACGATATCTTCTGTGTCCTCGTCCTCCCATGAATTGAGGACGAATCGGTTGTATAATTTTGGTCTTTTCTTTTTGAGAATTTCCAGTGATACGAGGAATTGTTCATCGAGGTATGCCTTTGCTTCCTGCGTCCGGGCTTCATGTAAATCGGCGAGGGGAACATCCATTGTTAACCGCAGGTCCTTGGCCACCTGCTTAAGGCCTTCCATTTTCCAGAGATTATAAATCCAATTATGTCCCTTCGTGTTGGCTATGATAAATCCCTGCTGAGTTCCCACTCCTTTCCGCCTCAATCTCCCCAACAATTTCATAAATCCTTCTTCGGTATCCATTTCTTCGGCTTGCTCTATTCCGAAGAAGCCGAGGTTGAGGTTCTGTAAATTTCGCATTTCTTCGAGGTGACGGAACATTATTATTGAACCGTTCGCGAAGTTAGCTTCTCTTTTGTAATTTATTTTCATCCCTGTGTATTCCTCAAAATCTTTCATTGTTGAATCGCGCAGATCCTCAAATTCTTTGCGGAATATAATGCCGAGGTTGTGGGGATGTTCTTCGGACAGCCGAACGGCTTTGAGGATAAGAGAGAGTGTTTTGCCCGTGCCCCATGCCGAGACCAGTGCTGAAAACTTAGCGGGCGAATATATAAATCCGTCTTGCCAGGGTCTAAGCTGAACTTTCATTGTGTTTTGGTTCTTCCTGTGGGTCGGGGCCTTTGTAGGAGCGTTCAATTATTATTTTTGTGGGAGCGGCGTTTATTTCGTGTTTCTGCGTGAGGTTGAAGTTCTCGGGGAAAGTCCTCTCCAGTATCCAGCCGTATTTGTCTATTTCTGTTTTCTTTTTTGCGAGGCGCCGATAATGGCCAAACAGGTTTTTCTTTTCCCTGGCCAGAGCCGTGCGTAAAGCATTGGCAAATGCGATGTATACTTCGTTTGGATTTGCGTCGCCCCGCTTCAGGAGTTCGAGCCAATGCTGGAGGTCGGCCGCGTCAATTTGTTCGTCCTGGTCAATTTCTTTGTTAATCAGGAATACGAGATCTTCCACTGAATTTATAAGGACGTTGTCTGGATCCGTAAGCACTATTTTCTTTATTACCTTAAAAATTTTCGGTTCCTGCATAGGCTACCCTCCCTTTTTTAGGCTAATATAATTTTAAAAATCTGTCAAGAGGCAAAATGCCTATGACTGTTTGGTTTTCGCGATAACTCTAAGAATTATGCTTTGTATATCTGTACTCTTTCCATTTCTTTGTCAGGAATTTCCGGGCGCTCATCCTTTTGTGGGGCGCTATTTGTTTTTCGCCGTAATTTGCCGCGGCGCGGAAGAACGATTTCAGCTTACATGTTGTTCTAAATATCGTTGAAAACTTGAGGAAAACGAAGAAATTCGGTTTTAACTTGATTTCCTGCGCTTGAACGTGCAATGATCGCGGCGGGTGTGGATAAGTATGCCACCACTGCAGGAAAGCCTTCCAAATATCGTCTCTGAGCGGATGTCTGCGGCACAGGGCGTATATCTTCCTCTGGGTGAGTGTTTGGTTGCTTGTGTCTATTCCGGCGTCTATGTCCGGAACTTCGTCTATGTCTGCCAGTTTGTAGAGGATGATTTTCTTCAGGGCGCGCCGGACCGTGGCCTTCGGGGTTTTTGTCCGCCATACGATGTAATCCTCGTTGTACGGAATTTGCGGATTTTCCACGGCCGCTATGCATAATGCCATGTATACCCAGCGCTCTGCCTGAGTCAGGTGCCAGAGGGGGCTATTGTAGCGATCTATGAGGCTGAGCCGGAACGATACTGCGCCGTGCCAGATGTAGGTTTCATGGAGAAGGCGAAGGACTTTCATTTCTCTGCCTTGATCCTCTCTTCTGCAATTTTCACGTACTCAGGGTTTAATTCTATCCCTATGAATTTCCTGCCGAGGTTCGCGGCAACCAACCCGGTTGTGCCTGCTCCTGTGAACATGTCTAAAACAATTCCCCCTTTCGGGCAACCCGCCTGTATCGGCGTTATACATAATTCTTTTGGGAACACCGCGAAGTGTTTCTTGCGACATGGGGTCGATGAGATTTTCCATATGCAGCGCATGTTACGCCCTTTTCTATTTTTAAATTCTTCTTCAATGCCATCGTATCCCTTATATTTCCGAGTCTGACTCATTGTATTAGCGTGAACTCCGGGCGGCAGGTGTTGGTCTTTTGAATATTTGTTTTCTTTATTTCCACGTCTTTCTCTTTTTATACTTTCCAGTTTTATAGCCTCGAACTGTTGCTCAAACCAATATTTCTTATTCTTTACGAAGAAGAATATCTTTTCAAAATCCATAGTAAATCTATCCTTAGCGCTTTCTGGCATGGCGTTTGGTTTGTGCCATATCAATTCATTGCGGAGGATCCAGCCCCTATTACACATTTCTATTGCAAAGCGTGACGGTATTTGAAGTAAGCATTTCTTTCCGATGGTCTTCAATATTTTTCTGTTTTTGGGTTGATGATCATTTCTTGATTGTTTAGGCCAGCGTGCTTTATTACGGCTCCCGGGAGCCGAATTATTGTACGTATCTCCCAAATTCACCCAGCAGGTGCCGTCGTTTCTCAACACCCTTTTAACCTCATCAAATATATCGCACAGATTATTTATATATTCCTGAATTGTCGGCTCAAGCCCGAGTTGTCCTTTCACTCCATAATCCCGCATACTCCAATAAGGCGGCGATGTCATAACACAATTTACACTCTCTGCTGGTAATGTTTTCAGCACCGTCAATGCTTCGCCGGTGTATATCATTTCATTGTCTCCTTAATCCCTTTCATAATCTCTATCGCCACTTGCGGCACAATCGCATTGCCGAGGGCTTTCAACCGCTCTACTCGGTGTCCAGCTTTGGTGAGTTTAAATCCGTCCAGTTTGACGGGTAGCCCATCATCCACTCTACAAAGTTCGGTTGCAACTTCAAGCCAGTTTTGCTCCCATCCGGATTTTTCTCTATATCGTAGTCTGTTCTGTCCCTTACTGTTTTGTTTTTCACCACTCCTTTGTACATTGATGTACTTGGAGTGTTCAACATCCCTATTTTGTCGTTCAGGTCTATTGTCCATCCTTTCTTTTTTTTTCTTTTTATTCGCGGGGTTTCGCTTGTGTTTGGATTTTTGCTGTCCCGTGCTTGTGGTGTCGGTAGCATTCCCGCTTTCGCAATCTGGTCGCGCAGTTTTAGTTTCGGCTGCTTTGCGTTCCAGTATTTGTCGTCCGTTTTTGCTCCGCCTTCGCCCTCGCTTGCTGTCGGAGTTCGCAACAATCCAGACCCTGTCTCTTCGGTGCGGAGCGTTACAGGCGACAGCTGGAATAATAAACGGCTGAACGGCGTAACCTTCTGCCTCCAAATCAACGCACATTTGTTGGAATACCAGTCCGCCCTCAATAGTAAGTATTCCGCTAACATTCTCACCGATAACCCACAGCGGTTTAAACTCTTTAATAATACGAAGCATTTCCGGCCATAGAAAGCAGTCGTCTTCCGTGCCTCGTCTCTGTCCGGCTTGGGAAAAAGGCTGACAGGGGAAGCCCCCGGTGAGGAGGTCGCAACCACTTCCGCTAAAATCTTTCCTCCTTTTTTGTTTGGACGACTTCCGGGATTCCCAGCTCTTGGCGTTGGAAGTAACCCCTCTATCACATTGTTTATCCCCTGCTGTTTTGAGTTCTTGCTCCGTCGGTCGCCTGTTGTCGGTGTTGGCAATAACCCGTTCCCTTGTAATTTCTTTGACATCTTCATAAATTAAACTCTCCTTCCCGAAGTTCTTTCGGATAACCTGCTGACAGAATTTGTTGTTATCGCAAAATAGCATGTTCTCATATTCCGGGCCCCATACGGTTTGAGCGGCGAGGGCAAATCCGCCAATACCGGAGAACAAATCAATGTGCGTCATTTCCTGCGCCTCCGATCCGCCTGTTTTCCCATTAACTTTACTATTTTTTTCTTCAATCCCCATATTCTCAATGCGGCAAGTCTCGTCAATTTATACCGCTCGTCAGTACTTATTTTGTATTTACTTTTGTCTTCGGGAGGTCTTACGGTTTCTACAACCGTTGTTATTTTAGGCAACCCCCATTTTGCGGCATATAATGGGTCTGTTTCTTTTTTATGAACTAACATTATCCCTGCCTCTTTCGGAATAAATTCTATATCTTTTTCAAGTTTTTTTGGTATGGCAAAATACAAATTCTTAATTCTGCTATCGTAATGATTGTGCTGTTTCTTCATATCATTCTTAAGGTCTCCTCGGCTTACTTTAATTTCAACCTCGTATAGATATCCCGCTTTTGTCACAATTAACAAATCACATTCGTGAATACAAAATCCCCAGCTTACGTTGGGCACAATCAAATTCTGTCGTGCATTGAAATGGTTAGCAACAGCTATTTCCATTTCAATAGTTTTCACAATTTACCTCCAATACCAATTTTCCGCTCATCTATCTCCGGCTGTTTTATCTCGCCGTCATTATCTGATTTTCTAAAAAGTAAGCAGTAGACAATTGTCATAAGAAAAAGCCATGCACTGAAATAAAGTATTACAAGTCCTACCCATGCAACTTTTCCAAGTAATGTACAAAACCACATTAGAAATTCCATTATTCCCCATCCTCGTTGATCTCCGGCTGATGTATTTCGCCGCGACCGCCCTGGTGTTGCGCCTTCTCTTTCTCTAAATATTTTATCAAATCATCGTAGGAGTAAAATTTCTTGGTAGCATTGCCGGACGCCAACCCTGCAAAAAACAGTACAATAATTATCATAACGGCAATCAACAATGTTCCGATTGTGTAAGTATCGGAAATAATACTTTTCAAAAGATTCTCTCTGTGATACAAAATTTTACTCATCTTTTACCTCCATTCTTCATTTTTCTCCCATTAATCCATCTATGTCTTTTTCGACGTCTGTCTGGCAATAACGCGAATATATCCGCTGGGTCATGGCCGTTGTGGTATGCATCAGCATTTTGCTCACGCTGTACAGTTTGCTTGAATCCCGGCGTAGCCTGGTGGTTGCGTACAGGTGGCGCCAGAGATGAGGGTTCAGGGGTTTGCCGAGCAATTTTAAAGACCAGCGCACGAGTAGATTATGCAGCGATGTTCCTGACATAACTCCGCCCTTGAGTCCGGGGATTAGATAATCCTCTGTCCTGCTGTCCGATAACAGCGGCCGCGCTTCTGTTAAAAATATATTAAGTTTAGGTTCTACGATTTTAGGCACAGACATTTCTATAATGTCGTTGCCACACTTCAAATTTTCTTTCGGGAAGAACCTGAATATTTGGCTCATGCCTGTGTCGGTTTTTTGAGTGGTTAAATTCCGTCCTATCCGGATGGTTCGGAGTGTCCGGGATCTGAATGGCCTCCTCATAAGCAGGCTGACGATAAATGCTACGAGGCCGATTTCGGCCTTCTTTTTTTTATTTCCTTCCTTTTGGTATAATTTCCACAGGGTATTTTCAAATCTCTGCAGATCCCGGTATGTGGTGGAATCCAAAATCGGGATATATTCCTCTTTTATGTGGTATTTATTGTGTTTGTCGCTGAGGCGCTGGGCCTTCTCTTTGAGGTTGATTATCATGTTTTCCGGCACGCCGTAAAAATCCCTCAACAGAACCATGCTCACGGCTTTCAGAAAATCAAGACAATACTTTATCCCCGCCTGGTCCGAACGCATTCCGGCACTCTCTGCTTTCAGGCGTAAGCGCTCTCTTGTAAAACTTACAAATTCATCAATCCTCGTCCATTTGAAGTTTTCTTTTCTCCCTCTTTTTATCGCTTTCATGCACTCGTCGACCTGGAGCAGGCTGCGCAATGTTTTTTTTGAAATATCTATTTTTTTCACTCGTTTCAGGAAGCATATGTACTGCAGCAGTTTTGTTCTTTTGCCTTTGAACGTGATTGGGCGGATTTCTTTTCTTTTGTGAGATCCCGCCACTTCGAATTCATCAAGTATTGACCACTTTCTGAAGATACCTATTTCCTTTTCTAAGTGTGCGGGCAATTCGTCTATTTTCAAATATATTCGTCCGGCTGCTATGACAGGGATTTTCTGGGGAACGCATTTGGCCTTATGCAGCCTATTCCAATGCTTTGCGAAATTCCTGTAACTTCCTCTTTTGCCGCAATTTCCGAGAAAATTTCTCACTTTATCTTCCGTGACTGCTTTCAGGGGTATGTTCATTTTGCCGAGGTAAGAGCAAAATATTTTGATGAGGGGGGATCTTGTTTTCTTTAAAATTTTCCTGATGCCGGCGGATAGGTGGATTGTATTCCCTGTCCAGTTTTTTTTGATGGGGTAATTCAAATCCACCCCGTATTTTTTTTCGAGCCATCTGGTGAGGTGTGCTATCTGGTTTTTTACAGCTTTGACGGAATTACTGGATATCTTCTTTTTTGCGATAAAGCTGTTGAATTTTTCAAACTGGACTGTGTTCCAGACAATTTTGTGGAAACTGTCTACTCGTTGCGATCTGGCCAACAGGCCGGTGGCGTAGCGCACCTGCCTTTCTCGGTCCGGATATTGCTTGCAGTATTTTTCGAACCAATCCTGCTCTATTTTATACAGCATTTTTTGTTTCCTTCTTACTGTTGTGTGCGGGGTGAATTGTAATTGTGTATTCTTTTCCGTCACTGTGCTTGATTTTCATCATCACACTATCTCGCAATAGGTGGGATTCGCTCACATCAGGACAGACCTCTCTGATCCTGTCTGATATTTCGCGGCATCTCAATTGTTTTTCGGCGGGGGTCATATTCCCGGGTAGATTGCTTTTAATTGTGCTTCTAATGCAGAAGGGTATCTACTCCGAGTCTGTTGTTGCATTATCTGAAGCTGTCTAAATGCCTTCCCATTCATCTCCAACCTGTCCATCATCTTTTTTATGTTAAATGGTTTTTTCTCTTTGCTTAGCGTCTCCATGATGACTTTTGCCGCGGTAAGAAATGAGTCCGCAACATACTGCTCTTGCAGTTTTTCGCGCGTTTCACTCAGTTCTGTTTTCAGCTTTTTCTTATCAGCATGTAACCTCTCTATTTCAGCGTTAATTTTCTTATCCAACTCCTCATCTCTTTTTTTACCGATTAGGTCAGCGATCTGCTCTTGAAAGACAGCGTTCCTCATTTTCAACCGCTCATTCTCTTTTCTTGTTTCACTTCCAAACATTTAATTGCCTCCTTTTTTTGCGGGGCTGGGGGGGGGGTAATCAGATGACCCCCGCCCAGATATTGCCTTCATATCAGTAGGAATACTCAGCCCCGGTTTGGCGACCGGACTCATATCCCACTACCCCTCGGTGGGGTGGGCAGGGACTTCCCGAGTTGGTCACGCAAAATACTCGTATAGTCACCCTGCAAGCCGGAGCCTTTCATATCTGACGGGGAACGTACTCCGAAGCTACCGTCATAGCGTTTGCCCTATTCCGCCACCACCCCATGTCATCATTCCTTTTCCGCCTCCTTCTTATTCAGCTTCAATAATTTCCGTAAATCCTCTAAATGTCTTACCGTTGCCTCATATAGCCCGTGGATTTTGTGCTCGTCCGGCAGCTTGATGTTGTTATCGTTGAGCATTTTCGCCATCGCTATCATGAATTTATCGGCGTGCCTGTTGTTTAACCGCAGCGTTGGTTCAGAGAATTCGTCTTCTTTTAATTCTGTAAAAACTAATTCCACGGGTTTGGCAATAAAGTCTTTGTCTCCTCGTCGGTCAACGAAAAGTATTTCCAAACTTCTGTTGTAATTACTTTTTCTTGTGTAAATGTGCAATCCATTTTCGTTCTCCCACATTTTTCCTTCATCTACTATCATAATTCCTTTCTCCTTTTTTTTCGGGGCGTGCCGGGTTCCCATCTGTCCTGCTTAAGCGAACCTTTACTCAATAACTCCCTGCCTAATTTCGCCTCCGCCCCCGCCGTAACCGGCTTCATCGTTTCTTTCCTTCCGCTATCTTTTTATCATACAGCGCCAGGCACCGCTGACGTGCGGTCGCGCCCAATTTGCTTTGCTTTTTCAGTATTAATTTACGCTCGTGGATAATCCACGCTCTAAAAGCTATCTCTATTTTTTTATGCAGTCTTTTTTTCTTGCGCTGCCCGAGCCAGTTTTTTATGATATTTTTCATTTTTTTAACTTTAAAAGTTTTTTTTCAATCTTCTGTTTGCTATAGCCACGGGAGGGAACACGCTGTTCCGGCTCTATTAAATGCGTAGATCCGTTGGGCGCATTAAACCATATCCCTATGGTGTTGGTGCCGATATGCTTAAATCCGGCTGCCCTGATCATGCGTATTGCGCCAGAGGTATTAATCATCATGACCGCCTCATGTGTTCTTCATCGTGCGTTGCGAGTGAGTCTTGCGCAAGTTTTCTTAACTCCCTGCTTTTTTCCTCTGCGTCGGTCTTTAACATCTTTTCAGTTTTGGCGCGCAGATTTACTATGCGGCGCTTCATCTCGGCCTGGCCTTCCGGTGTCTTTCTCCATGCGATGCATGTGGGACACCACTCTCGATCATGCTGCTCAAAATTTGTCGGCATAAATTGTCTCTGGCAGTTGCGGCAACAAATCATTATAAAACTCTGTTCTTTGCCGTATTGACTTTCGTGAATCTCACGCACGAAGTCTGCGTAGCGCGGCGGATATTTTAATAGGAGAATATTTTCGACTATGGTTCCGAAAAGGCTCTCTGTCATTTTTTTACTATCTACCTTTTTAAATAATTCCCACACTTTAAGCTGCCAGCTCAGCGGAAAGATAGTTTTGAAATTTTTCTCTATCAATTTCATTCCTTCGTTAAACACTTTGTCCGGGATCACCCTGCCCTCCCTTCTGCAGCATTTCTCTAATTTCGGCAATTCCTTTTCTTTTCTCGGGGGCCTTTTGCGCTCTCGCCCAATTTCGTACCGCTGCTTTCCAGTCTTTCATTTTATTACGGCCAACCATCCAGCCTTTCGATTGGTAAAAATCCCAGAATCTCTCAGGGTCAATGTTGTAATTTTCTTTGCTTGTATATTCTTTTATTTTTTCGATTGTGGGTGGTTGAAAAGCCCGTGAGGGCACCAATGTCTTTTGTATAGTGTCTTTTGTAGTGTCTTTTGTTATAAGGAATGGCGATTTACTTTTTGGTAAACTTTTATTTACTCTTTGGCTAACGGGATTTACTCTTTTGCTAACGATTAGCTTTTTGGTAAACGGTATCCATTCAGCGAACGTCCTCCTGAACTGGTATGCGCCGTTAGCACTTTTGTAAATGATTTTGTGGTCAATTCCCTTATTAAGCGCCCGGATTATGGAAGGTTTCTTCATGCCGGTCATCAGCTGGAATTGTGAGAGCGTAATTTTGTCCTGGTATTTGTTCCAGCCAAATGTCTTGCGCAGGATTGCGTCAACCACTTGTCTCACTTCGCCGGGGATCCGGTGCCTGATGAGTGCCCCCATGAGATCGTTTGCTATTTTTATGTATCCGCCTTTGATTTTATTTCCCATCGGTGTCCTTTTTAGTGTATAGGTCTTTGAGGTCGTCGCTGAGATACCAGAAGAATTTTATCAGTGCCTGGCGCCCAAGGTAGGGCAATGTCATGATCTCATTGAGCTGTGCGAGAAGTTTTGCGATATGCCGGTTTGTTATTTGCTTTCGCCGCTCGTCCGTATCTTCTTTTTTTTCTGCTTCCATTTTTCCCTCGTTTCTTTTCGTTTGTTATTCAGCATCAAAAGCGTATATTATTTTTCGCCGGCTGTCAAGTTTAATCGGGGAATGAGGGGGCGGGGGGTCGCTGCCGCGCTGCGCTTGTGCGCATATTTTGCGGGGGCCCCCCGCCCTGGGGGTGTGCTCATTCTTTCCATAAGTATATCGCTCGTCATCATTTTGTTTTCTCTCCTTCCGCTTTCGCGATTTCTTCTTGGTATAGACGTTTTGCTTTCGGCTGTCTATACTCTTTCTTTTTTTCCCTGTCGGTCAATGCCTTCTTTCTACGGTTGAAAGTCTTTACTGTCCTTTTATGCAAGTTGGCGGCGCTCGGTTCGTTTTTCCTGATGATTATTAATGGCCCGGATAGAGTTATTACGGGTTGCGCGTTGGGTTGCACATATCCATCCTGTGCGAAGTGTTCAAGAAAGGTGTGCAATTGTTTTGCCTCTGCTTTTCTTCGTTTCCGTTTCTTCTTTTCCATGCGATCGCGTTCCTGTTTTCTGCCGGCATCAATTCCGCAGTTGTATCCCTCGATCCAGAGTTTTCTAAGTTTCATCTTTTGCAAGTAGTCCTATCACAGCAAGAATACATGCTACACAAAACGCCGCTGTCCGTATTGGGCTTCCCATATCTGTGCTGGGTTGTATCTGCAGTTGCTGCAGTATCATTATTGAAAATAGTATTTTCTTCATTTTATTTTCTCTCCTTCTTTGTCTTCTTTTATCAGGTCTATTGCGTCGCCCATAGCGTGGATATATCCTTTGTCGTATTGGACATGTTCGGAGCTTTCGCCGGACTTAATCATTTCCTTGCGCTCTGCGATCTTCTTTTTTATCTTTTCTATCGTGTTCATTTTTAATTCCCCCAGTGGCAGTTACAATTTCCGCACCTGTAACCGTTATATCCGTGGCTACAGTGATCTGCTACCTGAACAACCTTGTCACTACCACATTGCGGGCACCGTACTCCTTTAATCTTTTTGTTTTCTCTCCTTCGTATCCTTGGACCGTTAATCATTTTGCTTCTCTCCTTTTTTGTTTTTATCTCTTCGCCTGCTTTGACCGTCATGCTTATCAGGGTTGTGTGGGCTGTGTGTCTTGTGTGATACTTTGCGGCCTCCGATGCTGCTCTCAAAGAAGTTCCGCCTTCGCTCCAATCGCAAACCCTGCACTCGGCTGACCACAGAGGCCAGCCGTCTTTGCGGACAATGTCTGCTTCAAATGTTTTCCCGGGTGCCATTCTGTTTACAGTTTTTATTTTTTTCATCGCCATCCGTTCCTTTTGAAGATTGGTCTTTTTCCTATGATCTTCCACGTCTTCGTGTGGTCTCCGTCGACTTTCCAGCTTTTTACGAGTCCCTTGTCTGCCAGCCAGCGCAGGTAGCGGTCGGCGCAGCTTACGCCGTGCCTCATCGCCACTATTTTAATCTGCTCTGTCCGTGCTCGGCCACCGAGGTGATCGAGTGCTCCGTACACGAGTTCTTCCTGGGTAATTCCCTTCGGTTTTAAATTGAGTTTCATTTTTATTTTCTCCTTGCAGTTATACTGCTCCCTTCCCGGCGCTTGCCGGGGTTGCTCCGTTCCTTCGTTCTTATTTCAGCATGCGAAACTTTACCGCTGCTCTTATCGTGTTTATAGCCTGTTCTATATCGTCTATCTCTTTTGCGATATCATATGGTCTGGGGGGTATGACGCTCTTTGAGGCGTATTCCGCCAGCGCGTCTTTTGCCGCAGCCAGTCCTGTTTTGATTTCGTCGCTCCGGCTTGGTTTGTTTGACAGTGCTTCCCCGTGGAGTTCTCCTGCTCGGAAACCGTCATCGTTCCCTCTGTCGTAGCCGTCTTTGTATGCGTTGTTCTTTGCTTCGGCCAGTTCTCTTCGCCCAGTGTCGTATCCCTTTATGTATGACGCTGTCTCTGCGGCTGCCAGCACGGCTTTGTTCATGTGGTCTTCGGCCTCTTGCGTTCCCGGCTCTGGTGCGTTTTTTTTCTCCAGTCCTGTCTTGATTTCGTTCGTCCGGCTCGGCTTGTCTTCTCCGTGGTTCGCGTGGTCTTCAAAACCGTCATCGTATCCTTTGTCGTAGGCTATGTCGCTGGCGCCTTTGGTGTCGCGCTGTCCCTGTTTGATTCCGGCGGCGTAGCCTTCTTCCCAGCCTGTCTGGTGGTAGTCGTTTGGCGTTGGCTCCGGCTCGTTTTGCTCTGTTTTCTCCAGCGCGTCCTCGTCGTAGTAGCCGATGCGGTCGCCGTCGTTTAGTTCTTCGAACGTGACCTCTATACTTGCTCTGTTTCTCTGTATGTTTGTGACCGTCCCGGATTCGCCTTGGCGCTGGTGTGGGTCTGTTGTCAGTTCGGGGCTTACGGTTACTCTGTCGCCCAGTTCGATTTTCTCCGGTTCGTCGTCTATTACTCCGGCCTGCGCTGCGATTTCGTCTACTGCGACTTTGTCTCTGTTCAGTCTGTGTGCGTCTTCTTTGACGTTCTGCAGGTAGTGCCGCAGGACGGTTGCCGATTTCTCTGTCCGTCCGCCGATGCTCCACTCCGTTATGTCTTCCGTGTCTTTGCCGGCCTGCTTGGCGTAGTTCCGGCCGTTCTTGTAGTTGTACACTGTGACCACGGTGTCGAGTATCCTCATGCGCCACTCGGCGTCGCTCTTGTATTTGTCTATTTCGCGGAAGCCTTTGCTCTCGCTGGTGTCCGGCTCTCCGAGTGCGTCGACCAGTTCTGCGTAGGTCGCGGTCAGGTCTCCCACTTTGTGGGTGTGCTGTATTTGGTCGTAGCCGATCCTCTCCGGCTGCGCTCCGCTTTTTCCCTCTCTTGCGTCGCGCTCCGCCTTTTCTTTTGCGCGTTGCTCTGCCAGCATCATCGTTCTGATTTTCTCCGCTGTTTCGCGGTCTTTCTGTTCCGGCTCGCTCGGCGTTTCCTTGGGTTCGTATGCGTCTACTTCCTGTTTGATTGAGTTCTCCGTCATGATTGTGGCTTTCCCTTCTTTGACCAGTCGTTCCGCTTTTTCTCTGGTGATGATGTCTGAGTAGATTTCGTGTGTCCAGCGTGTTACCCTTTCTCCCTTTAGTTCTGTTCCCATTTTTCCCTCGCTTTCCGCCTTCCGGCGGTTTTGAGGGGCTGCGGTGTTGTTTATTTTCTCCAGCGTGTCTGGCTGGTAGTATCCTGTTGTGCGGTTGTTTTCGTCGTGTAGGAAACGGACGCATACTACGGTTCCGTTGGCGTTTGCGGCTATGTCTTTTATGATTGTTCCTGTTTGTCCTTTCCGTCCGTATGGGTCGTTATTCAGGTGGTTCGCTACTCTGACCGTGTCGCCCACGTGGAGTGCTTGGCCGTATTCGTCTGTCGGTTCGTCGTATACTTGCCCGGCTTGCTCTGCGATTTCGTCCGCTTGTTTGATGGCGTCTTCTGTCCGTTTGTTCTTTTCGTCTGCTGCTTTGTAGTTTCTTTCGTCTTCGTGTGTCATGTCTTCCTCGCTTTCCGCCTTCCGGCGGTCTCCTTTCTTCCGTGCCTCGCTCTACTTTCACTATCTCTGGTTCCGGCGGTTTTGAGGGGCTGCGGTGTTGTTTGCTGTTGGCGTGTTCGTGCGTGGCGGTTTTCTGTTTGCGTGTGTCGGTCTTCTTCCTGCGTGCTGTTGCTGGTCTTGGGCTAAAAGTTTACAGAATAGACATTATAATCGGGTGGTTTTCCAAAGTCCTTGTGTTAGCGGGCTTTTGGGGCGTTTTCGGCGGTATTTGGTGCTCCTTTTTTGCGGGGTCGTTCCGCTTTTTAAAAACGACGCCCAAATTTGCGTTCTCCGGCGGTTTCTCTTCCGGCTGGCTCAATGGTCGGGTCGGTTGCTTGGCGCGGACTTCGTGCCTTCAAACCCCTGTGGTTTTCCGGTTACCCTGCCTGGTGGCTGGCTCTGCTTTATTTGCGCCTGTTTTGCCGTGGCTCTGCGCGGTCAGCCGTTCTCCGGCTCTACTGTGCGGCCTTATGGACTGGCTGGGGCTGTGGGCTTCCGGTTTGGACGCCCCCCCCCCTATGTCCGCGCCACATACTGCCGCCATTCCATTACTATTGTATACTCTTTCTTTTTCTTTCTGTCGGGGGGAACATTTTATACCCCCCCTATGTTTCAGCAGGGCTCAATTTTTTTGTTTTTTGGGGCAGTCTGGGGGGTTGTAAAAACTCGAAAAGGGCATAAATATCGTATGAAAATAGAGGCGAGGCAAGGGTTTTCATATAAAAATTGGTACTTTGTATTAAAAAAAGTGTTTGTTTGTGAGTGAGACACTAATAAAAAGTGTGCTTAAGGTTAGTGGTTTTGGAGAGTCCATTCGCCAATAGGTCTGTCAGTAATGGTCCAGGGTATGCCCGCGTAAACTATGAAGCGATTCGCCCAGAATTCAGTGACGTCACCTGACCCGCGGCCGCCCAGCAGGGCGTATACGCTGTTATCAAAAGTGGTTCCAACACTTGCGGTTGCGGTTATTCTACTGGAATCATTTTTGATTATATTTGCGGTGAATACGCCGTTCTGATACTGGGCTATGAGTACAATTGAATCATCGGGATTGAAATATATTTCGCCGAGCTCTATTGTTTCAGTCGCTGCGCCGCGGGAAGGGCGATGATAAATTTTTGCTGTATAATTGTCAATCCAAAGCGATAGATCCCCCCGGTATGCTATGTTGCCTACTTTGCGCTCAAAGGAAAACCCGAGAGCGATGTCGGAGTATTGGCCCCATGATTTGATTATAAAATCACTTCGGGCAACGAGAGCATGCGGGGCGTAAGCCAGTTTGTGTGTGAGTGCGAGACGCGAATATCCTGTTTCGCCAAGGTCGTTTACTTCGGTTTTTAGGTATCCATCTTCTTCTGCTAAAAGACCGTTTCGAATAGTAGATGAATATAGATGTTCGTCTTCTGTTCCAACGGCTGTTGCAATATCAAGAACGCCATCGTCAAATTTATCATCGTGGTGGTAGAGATAGGCCGGTCGATCTACAAGAGACCATTTAGCCATTTTCTTTTTTCACATAGAATCTGTACACTACTTTTGCCTGATAATAGGTTTGACCGTTTACATTTTTGTAAATTATCAGAGGGCGTAATCTCCTGTAAATTCTGCCTTGGTACTTCGCGGAATATGCGTAATAATCCATGCCGTTGTGGTATGCCTCTGCGGTGATATTGCCACGGTTGTATTTTGCGTAGGCGAGGTATTTTGTTTCGTTGATGATCATATCGTTGCGGAGCGATCCGCCATAAGAAAACCCGGGGGCCTTCTCAAACTGCGTTGACCAGAGTGCTTCGGTGAAATCTATCTGCCGCGCCTCTTTCCGCTCCCACTTGAAGCGGAAATTTGTGTAGTGATACTGCATATCCGACATTTTGTAAATTATGCCGTTTTCGCGTTCCACGCCGTACATAAAACTGCTGTTAAAATTAGAGCCGCCGACTTTTATTTCGTAGTCAAACGGGGCTGGTTCTATGTACGGCGACCGGATGCTTAAACTCCCCCAGTACTCACCGGCACAAAGTATCGCAGGCAAGCACAGAAACAACAAAGTTCTTTTCACCTTTTTTTTGCGGGCTGGCGCGCTGTTCCACGATTGCCGCGGCCGCCGCCACTTCCATCACGCCTGCGGGAACCACCACAAGCGCCCTTACTACCTCTACCAGCATTTCCTCTTTTTACCATGTTCTCCTCCCTTTTCTTTTACACACCATCATCATCTTCACCGCCGTCTCTTTTTACTTTTATTTCGTGAGACTTCGCGCAAAATTTTTTCGCAATTTTTCTAACTTTTTTCTCCCAGAATTTACGCCCGAGAATTTTTGCATACCACGGAAGTTTAACATAAACTTCCTGAAAAAATAGATCCACCAGGATTTGTTCCATTTCTACTTTTGTCAATCCGTCTTTTGCGTCTTTCTGTACACGGAGAATAAGTGCTTCAATCTTTTCCTTGTTTTTACCAACCCACCTAATAACCGTCGCAATTATCGGCGCGACAATCCCGGATACTTTCCAAATAATCTCAAAAATCTTTTCCATAGTTTCCTCCTATGCTTGAAAATGCCCTTCGTCAGACAATCCCTTAAAATTCCCGCCCCACACATGCCCGCGGCGCGTCCATTCCTTTCCGACTATACTATATTTCAGGCTTACCCACATAATTTTACCCTTTTCAATAACGACGAGGTCTATGCCCAGCCAGTCTTGATGTTTGCTCCGTTTTTTGTAGCCATCGCAATAGGTGACGATTTTCTTCGGGTCTGGAAACAACCCGCGCCCCTTTTGGTAGAGTTCGTTCTGCTGTGCAGTCGTGCGGTGATACCAAATTGGCATAAGATGTATGTGGCGCTTATGCGCCCACACAATCAAAAAGCTGATGTCCTTGAAAAATTTTGCCCGTTTTTCGTTTCGCGTCATTTTATCACCGCCGATACAAAGCCCGTAATACCGCCGAGGATGGCAACGAACCAGACAAGATAAAGCACCGCTGATTTCTTTTCCTTTCTCACTTCATTGTGTGATTCCTGCCACTGCTCTGTTTTCCGTAGGCGGTTTTCCTGATTTGTCGTTATGCTTGCAATTTCTCCTATTTTCTCGCCGAGGTATTTGAAGCCTTGTCTGACTTCTCCTTTTAATTCCCCGATTTCCTTCCCAAGGTTGTAATTGTTATCACCGTTTCCCATCGTCGTCCTCCCTTATTTTTTTTATTGTGCGGCAATTATGGGATATCACTGTTTTTAGCGCTTTATTAAAACCCCGCAAAATTGCGTTACACTCCTGCGTGCGTCTTATGATATCGTTTGTTTTTTTCATACTACTATTTCTTATTGCCTTTGCATATTTGCATGAGGGAATTTTAGCTGCTATTGTGATACCATGCAGTTTTAACAACCGGATAAGCCGCCGCCTATAATCCGCCGTCATAAACTCAACAGTGTATTTAGTTTCAGCGTCCAATTTTTTCATTGCTTTTCCAGTTCGCAGGTTATTGTGAGGTTCTCTACTGTTACCAAATCTTTGCCTATTGTGCAGTCGTCAATATATAAATTCGTTCCGGCTGCGCCAGTTTCTTTCGCGTCAATATACAATACAGCCTTTGTGGCGTTTGACGCAGTTGTAGTTGAAACAGTTAATTGTTCCCATGTTGTATCTGCTGACAAATTTTGCGCACTTTGTCCGACATACCCAAGAGACACATCACCAGCCGTAAATAATTCGGCGTAAACCCTTATATCGGCTTGTGCATGCCCAGTATCTGTATAAAGCCATGCGGACATTTCGTAATATTTGCTTGAGTCTATTGTTACGGTATCGTATTTTATTCCTCTGCCAGTATATGCTGTCGTTAAATCATCAAATTTACAGGAATAATCGCCAGTATGTTTTTGTGTCGCAGACTGTCCAATGGATCCTGCCGTTCCAATCTCGGTCCACGATGAACCAGCCACGCCGGTATCGGCTTCTTCAAATCCTTCATTCCATACCATTTCATTTGTGGGTGTTGCAACTTGAGTAATATGATAGCCGAGGACTTGCCCTTTGTTAAAAACGACAGATGTCGAAGCATATACATATTTTTCGCCAGCGGATATTGTTATACTACAAACTCCTGTCTCAATATCGCTGTTTATTGAAATTATCGTATCTGAGGTTACGCTTGAACCTTGTCGTGCGTAAATATTTGATAATGTGAATGTATCGGGAAGCATCTTAAAATCGTTTCCCCAATCAGTTTCTCCATTAGACGAAAGCTCACCCGTTTCCGAGAAATAAACATAACGCTTTTGAACATTGTCAACAAGGCCGTCATCGTCAGTGTCGTAAATAGCCTTTGTCATATCACCACTTCCGCCGCCTCCATTGGTTGAACTACTTGTTGATTTTGAGCCGTCCGGCCATCTTATTTCATCTATATAAACAATTGTGAATGTTGATGTTTGCTCAAAAGTCCATCCCCCTGTTACCGTGGGGGAGCTATCGCTCCTCATATAATTATTGTGAATGTCCGTCATTGAGCTTGCTGTTGCAAAATATGAGCTATCGTGTTCGTCAAGTAATTCAGAATCGGCGGCTTTATCATTTATCCCTAAAAATATGTTTTGAAATATTTCAGAATTAGCAGGAATCTCCCATCTTGAACTCGTATTGCCCTGATAATAAATTTTTACAGTAGGCACGTTTCCGCCCCCGGACACAGAAGCATAAAGTTTCCCTACTATTCTACTCTCGCTATCAGGAATATAATCCGTGTCTAATTGCAAAGGAATTAAATAAGCCTCTCTGTCGCTTATCTCATTTGACAGAGAACTTGTCGTAACTATAATTTCACTGTCGTCAGATTTTCTTTCTATCAATTTCCAGTATAATCTTAAAATCCGGGCTCCAGATGTCTTTTCGGCGGTCACATACCAATCAAAAACCCCTTTCAATAATTTTGTAGGAGCTTCTCCTGGCGCTGAAATCCAGTTTCCTATTAACTCATCGTCGGATAAAGCTGTTTTCTCAATATTTACCTCCGTGCTTGTTGACGGCGAAAGGTAACAGAGTTTATATCCTGTATCGTCATCATCCCAATCATACATATAATAACTCGCGCCAAGGGACGTTACAGCTAAATCAACATATTCTTTATTAACAAAACTCTTCAAATCAGCGTTTCCGTTAGGGGTGGTATTTAACAATGGGATACCGTTTATAACTGTCTGCGTTGATGATTGGTTCAGGTTAAGTTTATTCGCCTCTAAATTCGCAGTGCTTACTTCCAGCGACACAATCCTGTCTTTATTCTCGCCAGTGCTAACTTGCAAATCATAAATATTGCCCGCATTTGTCCCCGTTGAAGCCTCCAAATCCGCTATGTTGGAAATATTTATATCAATCAGGTCTTTGTTCGTCCCCGTAGAAACTCCAATAACTTCGTCGGCATTTAATCTATTTGCTATTTCCGTAGTAAGGTCTGTTCGCAAAAAGCCAGTCGTTTCACCAAGTAAGCTGTCTCCAGCAATCCTTGCGCTCGCCTCTGTTGTGGTAGAGGCCGCCACATCTTCATAAATAGCGAAGTAAGATTTTTCCTCGTCGCCCAACGCCAAGCTGTTTAAAGAATACGCCGCGGTTGATACCGCCACATAGGTTGACTTGATAACTCCGCCTCCGGTTAGTTCAATCCCGTTTGACGACATTTTTACTTGCCAATCATAAGTTGATTTTCCTACCGTGTAATATCCTGCCTGATGTATTCGTATGCCGGTTGGCGAGGTATCGTTGGGGATATATTTTTTCTCTTGATAAGGATCACTCCACGTAGCAGCCAACGTTCCGGCCACAACCGCCAGAATGAAAAAAACTGTTTTTCGCATATTGCCTCCAGTCATACTATACCACTTTTGCAAGAGAAAAACCATGCCATATCTCATAAGCGCGGCGCGTAGTGTTGTAAAATATTCTTGATTGATTTGCAGTGCCGGCGTTACAGATAGCTTGTATTTCAACAGTTGTTTTATGCCGAACGAGATCTACATTTATCTCCGCATTCTGCTCATTAGCTTTTATTGCGGCGTCTGCTACTTCAAGAGCATCATTGAATTTATCAGCATTTGCTTCTCCGGCCTCGCCGTAGGTAGGCTTGTAAAACAAATCATGCTGTGTATATCCTCCCATCAGTTACCTCCTCTTAATCAGGGTCCCTGTGTATAGTTTCCCATTGATTGGCCAGCCACTCAAACTCATAAAACCACCCCACAATAAACCAGCCCCCTCGAAACCAGCCGCTTGAGTGGATGATATTCCACTCGGGAGCCGCGGGGTCTCTGTCTACGGGATCCCAGTCTGCCATTAAAAGCCCGCCTCTTTCAATTTTCTTTCGTATTGTCTTTCCTGCTTATCGTATCTCCACTCGCTGAATGATACCGGTTTATGTGTGGTTTTTCGCCAGCGTCTATAAATTTTGTAATCCCTGGCCTTATCCCGTAGACTCTCTGGGGATATGCCTCGGATGAACATCAGAGAGACGGTTTCCGCTACTGATAGGTTTGGTGTATCTATGGCCTCTTTTATTGAATTCCATTGACGGCCGCCCGGTATGGGGAAATCTTCAGAGAGCGCTCTTTTTAATTCTCTGCGGAAGAATCTTGCTCTTGCTTTATCGCCGAGGCCTGCTGCTTTTTCAGAGGCAAGCCTGATCGCATTGACGATGATGTCCTTTATCCTTTTGATTATGGCCCAGAATGTTCCGCCTCCGCCACCGATACCAAGAAGCGAAAAGAGGCCGAACCATCGCCATACTTGCACGCCAACGGTTGATAGCAGGGCTGTTGCTGTTACCCAGAGGGCGGTGTACCGTGCGATCACTTTTATTCCTTCATTGCCGCTTCTGCTCCAGTTCTTTACCATATTTGCCCAGCGGGGGCCCCATGTTCCGAAAATACCGAGGGCCTGCTTGAAAATACTGCCCCGATAGAAGGCCTCTGTCTCTATTTTATAGTATGGATATTGTGTCATTTCCTGCGATGAATATCCGGCGAGATGTCCGAGGTATAATACTTTTGCTTTTATATTTTCTCCGTCTTTTATAAATTTTTCCACTTTCCTGCGCACGGCCAATGGCAAAGTAGCTTCAAGATAATGTTCTGTGTAGACAAGCCGGTCGTTATTTATTATTTTTCTCGCCAGCGTTTTGTAGCCTTCGCCGCGGAGAGAGAAGTTCAATTTTTTGAACAATTCTTCGGCAGTTATTTTCCCGGCTTCAAATAGGGGGACGTATTCCTCTGCGGCAAGAATTCCGCAGATGTAGGCCTCATATCTGCTTGATGTGTCAACTCCTCTAAATAGTATTGTCGCCGCTCTGCCTACATCTGAAATTTTGCGAAAAAATGCCCTCCGCGCTGTTTGTTTGCCGATTACCGGCATACCCAGCGATTTGATGTTTGCGTCTCTGCACTGCTGTCTTCTTGCACTGTTGGTTATCAGAACTCGGGCCTTCCGGTAAAATATGCCCCATTCTGCCATTGTATGAAATTTTTGAGTAATATTTTTTACTGCCGATTCTACGGCGCCAAGGCCGTAGCCATAAATTAAATCTCGGGTGGCTACAAGCATATCCTGCATAAAAGCAGATTCTTCTGGTGATAAGACAAGCAGGGGGTATGGATCTACATTATATCCTGACAGGTCGTATATTACCATTCGGAGTATTCCCTGGAATCGTTTCGGCAGCACATTGATTGTTCGGAGGAAGGCGTTTATTTTTGGCCATAGATATGTCTTGCGCAATAAGGAGGACAGATATCGTTCGTAAAGCAATACAGGGTCCTTCTCAAGTGATGAATATATTGCCAGTTCATTCGCCATGTTCATTGTTCTCGAATTTTCGAAAAAGGGTTTTAACTCGGTTGGAAGATTATTGATTATATGGTGAGGGACTTCTCCCGGGTGTGCGAGCAGATAGTCGCCGATTTCTCTCATTTTTGGAAGATAATCTCCCCAGTATCGTTCTTCTGTCATATCGGCCAATTCGAATAATTCGTCAAATTCAAGTCGAGTATCTTGTATGGCTTTTAGTAAACGCGGCGTAATCTCTCCGGTATCAATCATTGTTTGCTGCAGTTTTTTATGGAGTTCTTTTGCTTTTTTACCTGTTTTAATCCGCGCGAGAAAGCGGTAAATCTTCTCTTTATCAGCGGCAGTTATCCCCTTATAAATTGCTTTGAATTTAACCAGTCTTTCCACTTTAGTTTGATGAATTTCTTTGAGTTTTTCGCCCAAGGCCTTATATGTCAGCCATGCTGGAAACATATCTTCATTTTTTCTGACGGCTTCGTGCATAATTTCTCCGGTTGTCATCAAATTACCGAACGCTGATAAATCATCCATTCCCTGATAGCCTTCAAGTCCGGTGAGCAGCACTTCCATTTCATCCGGGAAAAGTTCTTCAAGACGGTTTTTACCGGTGTAAAAGTAAATATGATCCCGCAGTTCGGATTCCCGTATCGTGCGCTCGCGCGAGGATTCATCGGAAAATCTCATCTCGTTAAGCAAGGACCGGACCTTTTTGTAATTCTGCCGCCAGGCCATAAGACCGTCAAGGAGTTTTTTCCCGTCAGCTTCGGTCATGTCTGTTAACCGTGTTTTGCCCGTGAACAGTTTAAAAATAGTTCTCATTTGGGAGGTCACGCCTTTTGCGCCTTTGGCCTTGAGTGCTGTCAGCCGACTTATAATTCCAAATACCCGGCGCCTTTGATTATTGGTGATAGGCAGTTCTACTTCAGGGAGGGCTTTGGCATATGCTGCCCGGAGTTCGGCAAAGCCGAATTGTTCCTCTTTTATGAAATCGTTCAAATTTTTATAAGGCAGTTCTTTCGCCTGCTCTATATTTTTGGCGGTCCCGGGGATATTATGCACAAGGATTTCTCTTCTGTCCCCTGCGGCGCGCAACGGCTCAACCTGCCGGAATACGCTGACACCTTCTCCGGCCAGAAGGCTTAATTGTTCGTTGATATCGTTCAACTCCTTTGACCGCACCGTTAAATTTGTGGACATTACCCTGTGGAACACAGATATCGGTTCGGAATTAAAATATATGAATTTTACGCCTTTTCTATGGAGTTTTCTTAATTTTTTGAGGTAATCTATCATTTGGTCGGCATTTTTAAAAGTCTTTCCTTCGCTGTAACCGGTTGTCCAAAGATAAGGGGGATCCAATATTGCCCATGTCCTCTTCGCTTTTTCAGGTGGCAAGGCCAGCAGGGTGTCAAAGATTATATCAGCGTCCAGATTTGTTCTCTCTACTTTATTGAGCATTCGGGCATATGGCTTGATTGCGTCCATTATCTCGCGCAGACGTTTCAGCGATATTTTGTCTACGCTTCTATCCTGGTTCATCCTCAAAATTGTGTATGCCGCCCAGATCTGATTGTCCGAAAAATTCTCTCCAAATTTTGATTTTATTTCTTTCCACCACTTCGCCGGCGTTTCTATCTGGTGTATATACTGAGCAAACGCTTTCACGGCCTCAAAAACTTTGTCGGTATTGTTCGCTATCTCGTTCCAGACGTCGAACATCTTTACATCTTTGTCATTCAGGTGTATGGTTTTATCAGGGAACAGTTTATTCATCAAGACTGACGTAAAACCGGAACCGCCGAACACGTCATATATTTCGTCAATCTGACCGGCAAGCGCCGTTAGCCTTGCGGGAAGTTTCTTTTTGTTAATAACTTTGTCGATATCTTCGTTAAGTCCGAGAGCATTAAGAATAAACGGCATCATCTGCGCTTTCATTCCCTGATAATTAAAGGGAAGGAATTCTTTTTTGAACTTGTCGGCGATATTAACCTTTGGTGTTAACGTAAATTGTTTTTCTTTCGCTGACGGCTGCGTTATGTCGTCCGTGCGGAACAGGATATCCGAGAGGGCTTCCTTTTTTTCTTTGATGATATTTGAAAGCTTGTCAAGAGATAATCCTCCGCGTTTGTATTCCGCGTAATATTTCTGTCCTTCATCTGTTTGCTCTATCCAATGCCGGATCCATTCCGGGCTTGTTTCGTGAGGCATCGCCACTTTAGGGCTTGTGTATGATTCTATGATTGCCCATAATTCGGAGTCATCCATTTTTAGCAACTGTGCGGCCTTGTCGAGAGAAACACCGCCGGCGCCGAGATCGCCGAAAAACTTCCTTTTTATTTCTATAGGGAGGGCTTTGTATTCCCCCGATTCCTTGAGCGTCTTTTTTCCAAAGGCCCGGAAGTTAAAATTTATTTTAGGGATTTGATCAAAAATAGATCGGCGCGCTTCTCCCTCCGAGAGCAAAAGTTCTTTTGCGGCCGCCATGTCTTTTTTTGCGAGAGCGTCTATATCCCTTTGCTCTGGGATGATAGTGTTTCTATTTCCGGTTTTATCGATGGCGTCAAACATGTCGTGTTCTCTTTCGGCAAGTTTTCTTACTTCTGAGTAGTCAGGGGATTCCGCCTGTGTATATTTCTTCGCGAGTAAATCTATGTCGCGATAGATATCTTTTATTTGACCGTCCTTTCCGGTCACGACAATATTGTTGTGATATTCTGCAGGCATTGAGTTTTTAGGCCTTGCTTCAAATTGTTTTTCTGATTCTACGACGATGATATTGGAGGCGCCGTATTTAGCCGCATGCACTCTCAAAAAGTTAGCGTCTCTCGCTTGTGACATTGACATATATGAGGCACTAAAGACCTTGCCTTCCGCCCCGAATAAAACGATTGCGGAGTTTTCTTTTCTTGCGGGATTGTCTGTTATCAGAGTTTTCGCTATCTGAACAACGTCCGAATAGGAAGTTATTTTTATAAAATCGTTTCCCCATTCTGTAAACTTCAAGTCGGATATATCTTTTTGTGCCCATTTCCCCGAAGGCAGTTGATGATGTATTGTTTTTGAATTCACGATTATTCCTATTCCCTTCGCTTTGGGGTTTAATTTTTTTACTTCTATCCGCACCTTGTTCATTGCAGTTTCGTCATAATATGATGGACGAGTGTCCTCGCTGGGGTGATTATGGATATCATAAACGGTGTATCCGTCTTTTATCTCTTCCGCCGACCATATGTTTTCGATATTCTTTTTTAGTCTGATAGAGCGTGGTAAATAACTTGATTGCCAAACAGCGTCTACTATTACGCCGTTTTCGTCAGCGAGAATAAAAATGTGATTTTCAATTCCGGGGTTGCGTATAATTTTGGCAATGGCCGCCGCCTCTTTTACGGTTTTAATCACAAGGCCTTTTATTGAATTGAATTTCCCTGTGTGCAGGGCTTCCCCGACTTCTTCTGCTCTTTTCGCGCTTATGCCTTCAATATCCTTGACTGATTGTATCTGGTCCGCGAGAGCGTCGCGGGCCTTCTCTACAGAGCCGTAGGCTCGGTCAATTTCTTCATAGATAATGTGTCCGGCCGCTTTCTCGAAGAGTAGCGTTTGTTCTGTTGATATGGCGCTTTCTGCCTCCGATGTATATCTTATTTTGGGAGCAAGGTTAAGGGTGTCTGCTTTCAGCATCTTCTTTTGAGCGTCTTGCAGCGCTTTGTTTGCGGTCTGGCCGGCTATCCCGAGTTCTTTGCCTATTTCCTTGAAAGACATGACCGCGCCGGATTTAGGGCCATAGCGCATTTCTACGATCTGTTTTTCTCTCTGTGTTAAATGACTGAGCAGTTCATCCACTTTCGCCGAAGATTCTTTTCTATCTCGTTCCCTGTCAACCTTGTCTTCCGGCAGGGTTTCAACGATATCGATTATGTCCGCGGCGGTTATATCTTCTTCATCTTCTACGGCTTGGCCAGCGGCTTTTTCTATTTTTTGAAATCGCCGAGCTTTGAGTTTTTCCACCTTTTCTACGGAAATATTGAATTTCTGCGCTACTCCTTCCACAGAGGGGATAAAACCTTTTGACATATAGTGCTGCGTTTCAAATTTATTTATCTTCTGCAGAAGATACGCGTCTTCCCGGGGGATTCCTATCAGAGACTTTTCTTTTACATAAAAATCGGCTATTGCCCCCCTGATATATTTTGCGGCATATTTTGAGAAGGGCACACCTATCTTCCGCGCCTTAGAATCCCTGTAATTGTTAGACGCCTGAACTATTGCCACATATGCTTCCTGTCTCATATCGGCCTGTTCTACGCCGGTCGGGATATACTTCGAATTCACAATATAGTCAGCAAGGCGCTTTAGCCTGGTGAACATGCGCGTATTTATCCGCTTCTGCCGGTCCTTCACATCTTCGAGGGTTGTGATTTTCTCCTTGTATATCCCGGGTTCGGCGGGCTTTACTGCTTTTGCGGGAGGAGCCTCGACCGGCGCTTTCGTAATTTTCTTTGCTGTGGTGATGATATAATACCGGCCTTCTGTTTCCTGGCTGGCTTTTACTGATACTTTTTCCCCTGCTTTCTGTATTTCTATACCTCTTGCGACCGCATCCTTTTTGTCTCCGTCAAATATCTGTACATTCCAGCCTTTTTTCTTAGCTTCGGCTCTTACTGCGGCGATTTCCGTTATTTTGCCCGTAGGGGCTACAGGAGCGGATACAGGGGCTTTTGCCGGTTCTGGGGGCTTGGGTTCGGTTATAGGCGCTTCCGGTGCACCGGGGACAACAGGTGCGACTTCTGGGGGCGGTTTTGTTGGCTCAAACATAATATTGGAAAAACGAACGATAGTTCCTAAGTTTGTAGTATTTATTCCAGTATCTATAAAATTACGAAGATTGGCTAATTGTTCAGGGTGTCCTGCGTAATATTGAGCGTCTTTTAATGATAAAAAACTTGGTCTTACCACAGCTTCAGGTATCTTGGATGTTTTTACCTGCTCAATGTATGCGACTACCTGTTTTATTGCGGAATTGTACGCATTTATTCCCTTTAATTTTAATCCACCAGTATCATTCAAACCTTTCAACATGGAATAAGTACGAGAAGTTAGTCCCTCACTTTTTAAAAGGTTTATGAGTTGTTTTGTTTGTTTGGGGGCATTTACTATAACAGTTCCTTTCCCCTCTAATCCTTTTGATAGATTATCAATTATAATTTTAGTATCTCCGGCCATTGATTTGATCTGTTTCATTTCAATTATGGTTTTTGACAGTATCTGTTCTTTTTGCATAACCGATATCTTTTTATTTTTGAGTATTTTAGTTACTTGTTTATACCTATTGATATCAATATTTTTTAGTTTTTGTAATGCGTCATGCGCTACTTTTGTTTTCTCTCCGGTTATCATTTCCCCTACAGCACTTCTGAATTTATTATCCTGCAAAAATGCCTTTAATGTTTCAGCCGGATTTTTTGTTTTTGAGATTGCTTCAAATTGAGATTTTAGAGCAGGGTCAAGTTTGAATCTTTTTGTTATATCTCTAAATATAAATTGACCAATATTGCGACTTGTCGAATTTGGAGATACCGCCAATCGCATTGCTGATTTTGTTAATAAAGACTGTATCGCCCCTATACCTTTTCCGAATAGATAGAATTTTGCTATTTCTTCAGGGTTAGTTAAAAGGGCCATGCTATCCGCCGGAAGTTCTTTTCCAGATATCGCTACGAGATTAACCAGAAAACTTGTGCTTTTTGGCTCGCCATAATGTTTATCCCAAATTCTTTTATATGTGTCCTGTATAGGTTCTTTCCTATCGATTACCGCAGATGCGGCTTTCATATCTCCACTGTCTAAAAATTCAAGTATGCCACCATATCCTGATTGAATTTCTTTTATGGCGTGGTCCTTACTTTCAGTAAAAGAGGGCATTGTTTTCTTACCTTCTTCTACTTTCTTATAAAAATCAGCTTCTTGTTTTTGCAGAGTTAAATCCCGTTGTATTTTGGGAGTTATTTCCTTCTGTGGCAATTGAGCATATCCTGCCTGCATTTGTTCGTAAATGCTCGGTGTCCGTCCAGTGCCACGAACGGTTTCTACTGGGGTTACGTCAAATTCCGCCCGCTGTTTCTTTGCGCGTTCTCTTATCTGTTCTATCGACGGTGGGGTTGGCTCGGGTGCCGGAGTTGCCTGACGAAATATTTCGTCAAGTTCTTGTTCAGTTGGGAGAGTATCTCCTGTTATTTTTAAACGTGACCCTGTTGCAGGATTGGTTACGAGATAACTGGGCATTTAGTCCACCGTTTCATAGACGAATTTTCCTACTTTTCCCGTTTTTTTTGGGGCTATTTCTCCTCTTAATTCTTTATATAACGTCTCGGCGTCGAGTTGATACTGTTTTCGTTTTTCCTTTAGCTCCATGTACTCTTTAAATTTGAGTGGTTTTTTCTTTTCCCAATCTTTGAGTTTTTTTTCACTACCTTTGAAGTGGTCTTGGAGTAGCACTGTCATTCTTCTGGTCGTGTTCTCGACGTCTTCTCTCCGTCGTTTCCATAAATCCCGTTTTGTTACTTGCGTGGTTGATTTATATGTTTCTTTTTCGGCTGTCGGTAGTAGTTCGGTTACTTTTTTGAGGATAGCCAGCTTTCTGTCTATGTTCTGCCCGTGTTCCGATAAGAATTTTAGTTCCATATCAGGTGCCGAACCCCGGCCTACGCCGGGAATAAAGGGCGCGGCTATAGCTTTGCCGATAGTGCCTAAAATGCCTTTCTTTTTTCCGTCAGCCTTACCTTCTTTTATTTCGCTTAATGCTTCGAGAGCTTCCGCTTTTCTGTTTTCTTCGTATTCTTCCATTAAAAGAGTGGCAGCGGCGCCATGGCCTGCTTCTGATTCTGCATATGCTTTTGACATAAGCGCCTCTTGCTCGGGGGAATTTTCCTGTCCTGCTTTTTCTATAAGTGCTTTCTGCAGTTTGGCCGTATATAGCTGGTTATTCACATCTTTCATTTTCCTCAGCATCCCTTCGGCCGCACTCAAATTTCGTTCAAACCCGCTCTTATATCCTCCCGGGAATGCCGACGGAAATTGTCTTATTGCCATGATTATACCTCCTTATATTCTACAGGTAGTTTGCTGTAATTTACGCGCAAGAACCCGTCATTCCCAGTGACAACCACCCCTGGGATATGTCTCACTTCCTGTGCTATTACGCCTTGGTATCTCTGGGGATTCCCGATGAAGTTGAATTCATAGACATTTATACCGTCTATTTCTCCCGTTTTTACGATATTGTCTTTTAAGCGGATATCAGATGGACTCGGGGGCGGGGGGGTTGGCTGGATGTCCTTATATATAGACGCCAAATCAGCGCCTACTCCAACAACACCGGCAATTTTCTCAAATCCGCTCGGGGTCTGTGCGAATTGAGGCTGATAGAAAGGAGCATATTGCATAAGCTGTCCTGCTATCTGCGCGCCCTGCGTATAAGGCATCATCTGCTGCTGGAAGGCGGCCTCGCTCCTTGCCTGTTCTATCTGTCTGGGCAATTGTCCATATTGCATGCCCGCTCCGATCTGCCCGAGTTGCATGGCCTGTTGTCCCTGGCCAGCCTGCAGAAGGAGTGGTACCGCACCGAATTGTCTGCCTCTTTCTGCCTCTGTCATTAATCCGAGCTGGCGCATAAGTTCATTTTGTGTGGCTCCAAGATATTCACCCTGTGCGGCCATTCTGCCGGTGCTGCCAAGCATTCCGCCGAGTTCCGCCTGTGTTGCTATCTGCGCCAGTCCGCCTTCTGTTAATCTTTCTGATTCCGCTACCATTGACTGGTATAACGGTGATTTGGCGGGATCATATCCGCCTGCTACTGTTTTTTCAAGTTCTCCAAGGGCCGTTGTATATGCGGAAGGTAATCCCTGTCCTATGAAAGAGCCGAGAAGTGACAGGGATTGCTGTTCAAGGGCAGAAAGACCCTCAATATCTAAGGTTGGGGCCTGCCCGGCCTGTAAAGAAGCAAGCAACGATTGCATTTGTTCTGCACCATATTTTTGTTGTGTTGACTCTAATAATTGCGGTCCCGGTAATGCCTGCTGTCCAGGCTCAAAAAGAGAGCTTCCCATATCATACCTCCTTGGAGATTATTCTCGCGGTTTCCTTGAACCCATATTTTCGTTCAAGGGCGCCTGTATTTCTTTTCGTTTCAGCCACTATTTTTTTATACTCAAGGGATTTGGCCACATTTTCTACGGCGGTCATCAATGTCTTTCCCCACTTATATCCTTTTTCAGTCCATGCGTATTCTATCAATAAAACGTTGCCGGCGAATGATTCCTGATGTGACATCATTACGAAGCCGTCTATTTTTATTTTCTTTTCATCGACGAAAGAAATCAGGAAAAACGAATTCAGCCCGAGGATACTTGTTATTACCCTCTTTAGGAATTTCGCAGGGGTTATATCCTTATCAGGGAAGTCTCCGGCTTTTCTGGCCATTTGCTTGATAATTTCTACCGAGGGATTTCGTACAAAATAAATCATAACGCACCTGCCGTCAGTCTTTCTTCAATTTCTTTCATGTCGCCCTCCAGCAATTGCATAATAAGTTCAATGGTATCCTTCATTTCTTTTATTGCTTTCTTCGCCGTTTCAATATCTTTTATCTCTTCAATATCCGGCAATGGCATTATAGCAGATTTCATCGTTACCTCTCTTTCCCTGATTGCACAAATCTTACAAACATTCCCAAAAAGCGAAAGCGGTTGCTTGCTTTTACTTTAAGCAGAAATGTTTTTGCCCGGAAGTCGCAGGGGATAGATGTCTTCACAATATCTTCGTTTCCTGTAGTCAGATCCACTGTTCCGGCTGTCTGCCAGCTCGTTTCACCATCTCTTTTTAATTCTATGGTTGCGGTGCCGGATGTTTCTTTTTGGAAGTATGTTTCAAATTCAAGAATTCTTTTATAAAAAGGAATTCCCTGTTTGCTCTGCAGGTCAGTTGAGAGAACAATATATCCTTCGTGGCTGCCCTCTGATTCGTGCAGAGAATAAGTTTTCGTTCCGGTGGCCGCTAAATCAAGAGGCGCTCCTTCCGATCCGACGATAGTATCCCACTTATCCCATCCCCATTTCTCCCAAGAGGCGAAAATATCGGGTAATGTATCCCATGTGTAAACAGATTGTCTGTCCCAAGAACCGAATGCCTGTATTGCTATCCCTACGATTGACCAGTAATTATCCTTGAATACAAATATTTTATTATTTTCCGTCGGTGATGTTCCGTCCTCATACGGAACGCTCCACCATATTTCATTATTGTGCTGCATATATTTTGCGCGTATTTTTGAGATTAGTAATGGCATAAACTGCTTTGCCTCGGTGTAAATCGGAAGGGATATATCTGTGAGCGGAAATGCTTTAAATGTGTTATCACTTGCATAATACATGAGATGTCCTATCCCATCATTTACAACCGAGTCGGGAGCTATACATCCTATTTCTTTTGATATGGCCACTACAGAAAATACTGTCGTCGCTCCGGTAAGCCAAAGACGATACAAACTGCCGGTTTTAAATATTATGAGATTGCTTTGATATGACCCGAATGCTGTTATGAAGTCGCTGCCTCCGATGTCTGCGGCGCCGCTATTGCCTCCGTCCCAATTTACCATGGCGCCAATGGAACACCATCGTATGCGCTGGGGATATCGTGTTCCTCCCTCGTAAGTATCCGCTATTATTATAAAATTCGCATAAACAGTGATGTGCTTCGCTGATGTGCAGTAGACGGCGCCACCGAGGTCAAGGCCGCTCGCAGTGTCTAATGGCGCAAATGATCCTCCAGGCGTCCACACCTGAACTTTATCCTCACCGTTGGTTGCTATGACTTTGTCGGCATACGATATGCTTTCCCAGTGATCAGTCGTTGTTCCTGCGAAAACCTCGTCATATACTTTTGTCGCTGTGTTCCAATAATAAATATGTGATTCTGTAAATGCGAGCAGGTATGTTGAACCCGCGGAGGTCACCAGAGTGTGGTAATGGATGATTGTTTTTCCATCGGTAGTTTCTGTGCCGCTTAATTCTTCAAGCGGCATTTTTACTCTGTGAACTTCTCCGGCTACAAAGATGATGTTCTCGCTATCCTGATTGTATGCCTCCTGCAGGAGTATGCCCGGCACGTCCTTCCGCAAGCCCATCACAGGGCTAAGGATTGAGTATGTTTGTGCGTTCATCCTATTTCAAAGTTTTTCTCCGATGGCAATATATCCATAATCAATACTGGATGCATTAACCCATTGGTCTATGTTAAAACCTGTAGCGTTGAATTCTATTATTCCGTGAGGAACTCGATACATATTTAAGTTGGGAGTGTTGTTTCCTACAATAACAAAACAACTGGCCGAGCTATCGTCTATTGTTTTTAGTGCCAATGTGCCAGAGTCGGCTGGGTCCGTTGTACCTCCCCAAACAACTACACATTTCACTGTCATATACGGAGAACCTATGTCTATACTTCTGGACCCTCCACCATCACCTGTATAATTGCCACTTTTTATTAAGGTGGCTCCTGTGCCAAGTTTTGTGGAAGTTACCGCAGCTGTGGCTATTTTTGCTGTTGCTACGGCAAGGCTGGCTATTTTATCACTGGTCACTGCCGAATCTTTTATTTTGTCCGTCTCCACTGCGTCTGTGGCGAGTTCTGCCGCCACGAGGGGTCTTAGCACCCCAGCTTTTGTAAGCTGTATTTCGTTGCCGGCGGCGTCTTTGTAGAACAATTCTATTACTCCGGCCCCGCCGGATTCCTTGGTGTAAACAAAGCCCTTGTTAGCGACGGCTGATGGCGCGGGATCTATCTTTCGCAGAGAAACCTTTTTATGCTCTCCCGTATCCGCGTTGTTTACCAGGCCTGCCGTGGGGTCATTCTCGGGAAAATAGTGATCTATGTCCAGACGTTCCCTGGTTGCTTCTTTAGCATCTCTGATTTCATCATCACCTTTTTTCGGATCGTCTATGCCCGCCGGACTGTTTACGTCATAATCTTTTCCCCACGCCATGGTTATCCTCCTCAGATATCGTTATACTTCTGAAAATACATTGTCCTCTCAACAGAGTCTATTCGTTTCTGTATTTCCCTTTCATAAAGAGGCAAATGCCCCTTTACTCCCTCCCAATCCTCATATTTCTCGCAAATCTTCATTATCACACCTTCGTTGATTGCCTCTCTGAATTGCTCTGCAAATTCTATACTTTCCACATCATCGGGATGATAGATTGAATACCACAGTCTCATCGTAAAGACGGCGTTTGGTTTTATGTCAAGCCACAGATAATTGTTTTTCAATGCGTAATACTCCGGCTCTCCCGACGAGGTAATGTCAATATATGTTTTCTGTAAATTCTCAAAGGTTATTCTTTTCAGAAGCGCCGTGTCATTCAGGCGCAGGGTATTCATATCCTTGAAGTTGTCCGGGAGCGAATACACATACTGATCTACCACAGTATCTCGTGTGGCCTCTTTGCCGAGGAAATTTTCGCGGGTGGAAATATCGTAAAGGATATTTCTTAATTCAATATCTATCGATGTTTCCCCTCGCGCAAGGCGAGCGTTCACAACGGACAAGACTTCAGCTTTCGTTATCATCTATGCCTCCGTTGGGCTGGGGCGGGGATATTTCTATCCCCGCGCCTCGAGCCCCTCTTTTTTTACTGTCCGCCGTTCTTGCCGAGAATGTACCAGTTTCCGGCAGAACCCGCCGCCCCTGCGTCATTGTAGAGGACGACGAAGTCGTTGTCCGCGTTAATGTCGTCGTAGGCAGTTCCGGCGCCGCCGACATCTATCTGGTCAGTTCCCGAGGGAATGACAGAATAAATGTTTGTTCCGCCGAGGTTCTTGATCATCACACAGCCGTTGTCAATCGTGTTGGAAGAATAGGGCAATGTGAATGAAGCGGGCGAGGTTTTCGTGGATATGTAGATCTTCCCCATATCCGTTGTGGATATTGTGGTTGAATCAAACACCACCGTCACTGTTCCCAGTGAATGAAAACCAATCTGCCCGGTACCTGCCCCCCAGTCGACGCTGTCGGTGTCAATGGTGTCATCAGCAATCTCTTCGCCGTCCACGTTACCCGCATCGTTGGTAATGCGTACATCGCCTGAACCGCAGGTAATTGAGCCCACGTCTATCTCATACGTCACTGTCGCCGAGGCAAAGTCGCCGGTTGAGCCAGATACACCGTAGGTTGCAGTCACATTTCTGTGGGTAACGTCGTCAGTCGTCTCCACGTCCTGATCCATGGCGTAGAGTTCATTATCGCCCTGTCCGGTGTTCATTGTGGCCGCTACTCCTGCTCCGGTGAATGCAAAAGTCGCACCAGATACACCATAGGTTGCA